TTTAAAGTATCGGTATGTACGAGCGAATACATAGGAGCAGAAGAGTACGTCTTACATGGCGGTTTTGATGGTAAGGTATATCGCCAAGAGACAGGCAACAGCCTAGCCGGTGATAACATTATCAGCCTCTACTCCACGCCGTTCTTAGACTTTGGCGATACTGAAATCCGCAAAGTGATTCATAAGTTAAATACGTTTATTAGGGCAGAAGGCCCGTTCACCATGCTGCTCAATATAGAATATGATTGGTCTGACCCAGACACTTCTACACCACGGGATTATAGCCAAACCTCTACCGGCGCACCCACAGTCTATGGCGGCAGAAACATTACTTATAACGCCACAGACGTAAAATACGGCGGCTCATCAAAGCCCGTCATCGTGTCGGACATACAAGGCAGCGGCTACTCAACTAGAGCTACCTTTGTAACAGACGCAGTAGCCAGCCCACATTCGATCCAAGGGCTAGTATTTGAATTTGCACAGTCAGGGAAAAGATAATGGCAGGATATACCAGACAATCAGCAAGCTCCATTCAGAACACGCTGGATATTACTGCAGCGCCACTGAACGCAGAGTTTAACCAACTACAGACAGCCTTTGGAACCAGCGGCCATACGCATACAGGCGTTGCGGGGGATGGTGCAAAGATCTCACTGACAAGCTCAGTCACCGGCTACCTTCCTGCCGCCAATGGTGGAGTAGGTGGACTTAATAAATTGGATGCTACTTCAGATCCTACGGTCAATGATGATACAGACTTGGGCTATGCAGTCGGATCAGTATGGGTCAACGTGACCACAGATCGTATGCATGTCTGTGCTAACTCCACTGCAGATAATGCAGTGTGGCAAGCCTTGGCTCATATTAATGTGGCTGATGGCGCATTGGTTCCCGATGCAACAAACACCAAAGATATTGGTACAAATAATAATCGTTGGCAGGATTTATTCTTGAGCGGCAATGCTTCGGTTACTGGCGATATTACCGGCGACAGTGCCACTATTACGAATGCGGTATCAGCGGCGAGTTATACAACCACATCTGATTATAGAACTAAGACCGTTGAAGGTAGCCTGAGAGATGCCACTCATTTAGTTATGTCTGTTGATGCCATTATGGGTAAGCGAGATACAGACACTCAATCTAGGGCCATGTTTATAGCCCATGAACTTCAGGAAGTTGTTCCTTGGGCAGTCTTCGGAGAGAAAGATGCTGAAGATGTTGACGGTATGCCGGTGTACCAGACAGTAGATTACTCTAGCCTTGTACCCGTCCTGTGGTCAGCCTTGCAGGAAGCTAATGATCGCATAGAAGAACTAGAGCAACGCCTTTAAGTAAGTGTTGAATTATGCGCGGAATTAGTGTATAATAGTAGTATATTTAATTTATTTTATAAGTGATTTTAATAAAATGCATCCAACTAATGTATCGCAGCAATGCGTTGATCTTGTTAAGAAATTCGAAGGCTTACACAAAGTCAAGGACGATGGCCTAGTACACGCATATCGCTGCCCAGCCGGTAAGTGGACGCTAGGATTTGGCGCGACTAAGGGTATTCGCTCTGGAATGACCTGTACCGTAGCAGAGGCAGAGCAGCGTCTTCAAGAGGACTTAGATGAACATGGTAAGATAGTTAAGCGCCTAGTAAATGTGCCTCTTAGCCAAGGGCAATATGACGCTCTAGTGTCGTTTGTATTCAACCTCGGTGGGGGTGCGTTTAAATCATCAACAGCCCTCAAGCGCCTGAACGCAGGTCTGTACGACGATGTACCTGAGCAACTGCAAAGATGGAACAAGGCGAGGGTAGACGGAAAATTACAGCCTCTTCGTGGACTCACTAGACGCCGTGCAGCGGAAGCAGCTATTTTTAGCCGTGACGCACAATTGCCATCTGATGAGGGTGGCCCGCAGATGGTGCAGAAGCCTACCGCAGAAGCTCCTAAGAAGCTTACTAAGTCTAAGACTATGGTAGGTGCTGGTATAGCCGGTGCAGCCACTGGCTTGAACGAGGTAGCGGGTCAATTACAGGGGCTGGTAGCCTATGCTGATAGCCTTAAAACCATCTTCCTACTGTGTGCTATTGGCGGGATTGCCTTAGCAGCATATGCCCGTTGGAAGGATAACAAAGAAGGCGTCCATTAGTGTTCGTCTTCGGTAAGATCAAGTCCTACATCATAGGCGCTTTAGCTCTGGCCCTACCTATCATTTACGTGATGGGTCAGGTCAAAGGACGGGCCAAAGAAAAAACCAAAGTCCTTGAAAACGAATTAGAGGCGCAGACAAAGGCCTCTGATTTTTATAAGAAAATGGCAGAACATGAAGACGATAATCTTACTGATCGTAAGTCTGTCACTGACCGGCTGCGCGACAACGGTTTATAGAACGCAGCTTGAGGTCTACTGCCCCTCAATAAAGCAGTATGACGACAGATTTAACAATCAATTAGCAGACGAAATCGAAGCTCTTCCCCCTGACAGTAGGGCGATAGAGGAAGCGATGAAAAACTACATCTATTTACGCGACCGTATTCGCCGCTGCGAGGCCGAAAGGAATAAGATCAATGGCTGAAGAAACAGAAAACGAAGACATCTTCGATCTAGATGGTGCTATGGATGACGTTGGCATGACAGATCAGGATATAGATATTCAGGCATTAGCTACTGATCCAAATACGTTTTTAACTGATAATGATCTAAACCTTACGGATAATTATACTGAGCTAGATGCAGACACTACGGGAACAAATCTTGATGCTACTGATGATCGGTATGATCTAGGCGACGATCTGGTCATAGATAATACAAATACTGTTGCGGAAGACGATGTCGAACTGGCTACTGAAATTACCGAAACTCCAGACGCAGGAGGCTATTCGGATAATGTGGAGACTGTAGAAGGTTCATTAGGAACTCCTGAAACTACGGTCAATGCAGCACAGGGTGAAATCACTGAGGATTCTAATGCTCTAATTGACGCCAGTGATATAGAAATTGACATCGATGCGGTGGCTTCTGGGGTTAACGAAGACGGTACGGTAAACTCTACTGGAGAAGCGTTAAACCAATACGCCTCTCAGAACTTCTCCACAATCATTGATACCTCTACAACGTCTGGCCGTCTACTTGCGGAAGAATTGGGAGAGGGTAACTATACTGACGCCAAGGCCACTATAGCTGGGCAGATGGATATTATTAGTAGGCAGTTTAAAGACCCTGATACTGGTGAGCCTGTGATCCCACCGTGGGCGCAAAGTACTGCCCGTATGTTGAAGCGTAGTATAGCCTTCGATGGCATGTCAGGTACTGCAGCGACTGCAGCGATGGCAAACGCAATCATGGAAGCGACGATTGGCATATCAAAAGATGAGGCGGCGTTCTTTCAAACGCTGACTACGGAGAATTTAGACAACCGCCAAGAGTCGATTATTAACAAGGCTCAGGCACTAGCTAAATTTGAGGTAGCTAATCTGGGTGCGAGAGAAACTGCGGCAGTAAATAACGCCGATGCCTTTCTGCAAATGGATCTAAAGAATTTAGACCTAGAACAGGAAGCAGAGATCATAAATACACAGGAGCGGATTGACGTAATGCTGTCGGATGCCGCTGAAACAAACGTAGCTAGACGCTTTGATGTAGAACAAGAAAACGACTTCACAAAATACTATGACAATCTGAACAGTAACATCCAGATGCATCGTTCTGAGCAACTAAATTCAATTAAAAAGTTTAATGCTGGTGAGCTAAACGATGGCGCTGAGTTTGAAGCCGACATGGAAGATAGCCGACAGAGATACTACTCCGATATGCAGTATCAGATCGACTCCGACAATGCTCAATGGCGGCAAACTGTAACTGAAACTAATACAGAAATGTCTTTTGATGCCGCTAACGAAGATGTTCGTAATGGATTGGATCTTAGTCAAGAAGCAATGAATCAGATGTGGGATCGAGTAGACTCATTACTCGACCACACAGTAAGTAATTTTAATTCAGAAGCTGATCGTGATGCTAATATTCTAGCCACTACTATTACAGCACAATCTAGAATGTCTGCACCCGGAATGAACCCAGTTACAGAGGGTCTATTTACTCTAGCAGGTTCTATGCTGGGTACTGAAGCTGGGGCTGGGATGGTAACTGATGTATTGTTTGGTTCATCCACGGCTGCAGAAGGCGGATTAGTAGGCGCAGCCGTTTCGGGCGGTACTGGTTTAGTGGGTTCTGCAGTTAGCGCAGTAGGTGGAGCAGTTAGCAGCGTAAGTGGAGCAATTGCTTCTATTCCGTATGTTGGTCCAATTGTATTAGCGTCAGCCGCCCTTAAAGCGGCTGGCGTAGACATAGATGTAAATCCATTTGATGAGGGTCCACTGGAAGTCGATCTAGTAGATTCTTTGGATAGAGATTGGTTAGATTGGGGTTGGTAGGATGAAATTTGAAGACGCAGTACAGAAGTCTGTGAAATTGTTTTTGGATGGAAAGACACCCCCAAAGACAACGGACCTTGCTGAACAAGGTAGATTGTTCACCCCAGACTATTTTGATGCACTAGAAGAGCGCATTTTAGGTGCTACTGAGAAGGATAAAATCTAATGCGACTACCAGTAGATTCACCAATTCCGGGCGCTAACATGACCGCCGATACAAGAAACTACCCTTGGCATCGACCACCTGAGTATACTGACTATGATGAAGCAGTTCAGTATTTAATTGGTAAGGTAAGCGAACCTGATCAGCATGACCTTGTTATGTCACTGGTTGAACTGAAATTGGATGTTACTAGCGCAGTGACTGCAATGCTTCTACAGGCAGTCAGCAAAGGCAAGATTGCTATTGATTTGGCTATCTTAGTAGCTGGCCCCGTTGTGCGGTATATCGATATTATGGCTAAGGATGCAGGTCTGTCTCCCAAGCTGATCATTGAAGACCGCAAGCCAAAGATTACCCCGACAGCCTTAAAACTTTCTCTGGGTATCATGGATGAAGACGATATGGCAGAGATGCCCCCACAAGATCCTGAGACATCCTCTGAGATACCTACAGGTGGACTCATGGGAGCGCCTACAGATCAAAGTGAAATGGTTGCACCTGCAGAGGAGCAAGCCTCTATGCTGGGCATGGAAAAGACAGAAGAGGAGCCAGTAGATGGGTTGGCGTGATACTCAGAGACAAGTAACTTCAGGCGAACTAAGCTTTAAGCCAGAGGCTCCTAGCGACTTTCAACAAGGCATTGGTATGCTATTGAAGACAGGCGCTAATTACATACAGGATCAGGAAGACCGTAGACGCGAAGAAGCTATGAAGCTTATGGAAGAGCAGAAGGTCAAGAACGAAGAACTTAACAAAAAGCGCAAAGCTAAAAATGCTTTGGAAAAACAGCGTAGATCTAAGGCAATCTCTATTTTAGGTAATTTAGGAGAAGACGCTAAGAACACTAACTTCCAACGGCATGTAATATCCAACCTTGAGTTATTTGATGATGATGCAGCCAAGGTCATGGAATATTATACGGAGCTAGGAAATCAACTTCAGAGTGTAGCCTCTAAAAAGAATATGACGGCTCGCGGAAGGCAGGGAGATTTAAACCAGCAAACGGCTGAAGCTCTTGGTGCAGATACCCGTGCGATGTTTGATGCTGGTGCAGGAGATACTAAGCCGCCTACCAATAATGATATGGAGATGAGAGAAAGCAGCGGTGTTTCCACTGAAGTGTCGATTAACAAAAAAGGCGATAAATACGGCGGCTTAATTCAGATGGGGCAAGCTAGACTGCAAGATTACAACGAAAAGTACGGTACTAACTTTACTCCAGACACCTTTTCCCAGCTACCTGAAGGAGAGCAGCGTAAGATAAACAACTGGCACTATAGAGACATCAGTACGTTTATCAGAAACGAAGGACTTGATGAGTATGTAGGTGAAGAAATAAACGGCACTATACTCACAGAGTCCAGCCTAGTAGCTGTTGCTCATTTAGGCGGTAAGACAGGACTGAAAAATTACTTAATATCTGGCGGCGAAAAAGACCGTAAAGACTCTAATGGCACGTATATGAGTACATATGCGAAAGACTTTGCTGACTCTTCGTTTATGATGGAAGAAGAACAAGACGATCCTAACTTCAGATCGTTTATCATAACCGACAAGAAGGGTTTATTTGATCCGTTTAAAAAGAAAGATGGCACATACCACACTTCAGCACAGATTCAACTCATAGCCAATGACTCAGGAGATCCTGCTCTAATTGAACGCGCTAATAAGATTACTGCGCCTAGAATAAACCCAAGCTCACTCGGTAGATTGGACCTAGGTGCTAAGATTGCTGTTATGGAATTTGAACGTAGACCGGAAGCTGAAATAGCCCCCTATCGAGTAGCTTTACAAGCCCGTAATGATCAAAAGGCAGTGGATGATATTCCTGATCCTACTACGGCTGAAGGATTATATTTTCAGGTAGAAAAAGCTTTAATACCAGAAGGACTACCACCAGAAGAATACAGTAAGCGTATAGCTGCTATTAAAAATTCTTGGAATGAAGCAACTTCTTCTGCAACATTTACTCCGCGCACTTTATATAAAATAGGATCACAGACAACGACAAGGGTATATTCTGAAGAGGAGTATAATGAGTTAACTGGCCCTGATGGTGGTTACAGTGACGTTCAGCTTGGTGCAGTAGAGCAAATAATGCAGGACTTTAGCATTGACCGCGAAGAAGCTTCACAACTCAAAAACGGCTTTATAAATATATCATCTGATGGTTTGGGCAGAGTTGTATTTGTAAATAAAGCCACAGGTGAACAATCTTATCCTTCCAGATCAAATCAGGATATGAACTCAGAGTCTGAAGTATTAATGTCAGAGGCTCTACAAGAAGCTATGCAAAGCGGTCAAACCGGAGACCCCAGTAACCTAAGCGTTCCTAGTGTATTTTATGAGGATGAGCAGGGGAATAAAGTAGTAATTACTGCCGAAGAAAAAGCCGCTGCAGCATCTTTACTGGCAGAAGCCGGTCTTGGTGGGGGTATTGCGGGATTGAAAGACATTAGCTCTGCATTTGGTCCTGAAGGCTGGGCTAAGAAGATTGGGAATAATGTATCAGGCTTTGTCTTCGGAACTACTTTTGATGAGAACAGCGCAGAGTCAAAGTCTAAGTTGGAGAAGCTTAGAACTCTAACGGTCTTACAGCTTGTATCTGCATTTCCAAACATCCGAGACAGCGTAACTCTCAAGCAGCAATTAGCTTCATTAATACCTGAACCGGGCAAGCTTTTGGATAGCGGATCTTTTAAGCCAAATGCTTTACGTGGATTTAAATCAGTCAAACAAATTTTAGAAGGTGCAGTCTCTACCCAGAGTAAAAATTCTGTGGATATGACTATGTCTACAAGAGATAATGCCAAGGCTCAAATGGCGTTAAACTCTCTTCTCCCTTTATTGGAAATATATGAGACAATTGTTGAAGGGTTTGAAAACCCACAGAGTGGTACAACTCCTGTCGGCCAATCTTCCTACATAAAACGATAATAGGAAATCCTATGGAAATTGATGCAAGATTAATTCTGCAAGACCGTGCTAACGGTGTGCCTGATGAGGATATTTTTGAGACACTGCTACGAGATAGTGGCGGCTCATTAACTGTAGATGACTTTACTATGGACTTGAGCGCCGCGAAACAATCTGGAGACAGCGTTTCAAGTATCATGGACTTTATTACTTCAGGCAAGGCTCTACGAACTAAAGATAATGTAGATGCAGGTATAGCCAGTAGCTCAATAGATAGTCAGCCAGAGGCATTACTCTCAGGCGCAGCTACTGGTGTAACTAATCTGATGGGCTTGCCTGTAGACCTTGTTAATATGGGTCTTCAAGCTGGTGAAGGATTGGTTAGAAAAGGCCTCAATACAGTAGGTGTTAATGCCAGCACAGATCCAGATGACTTTTATCTTTCATCCCCTAATCCAATCGGCGGCGGTCAGAATGTAAGAGACACTATTGAAGCTGCTTCTTTAGGCACAGTCGATTATGTAGATAGCCGAGAAGAAGTTCCTCAAGAGTATAGACCTGCATTTCAAGCTGGTAGGGTAATCGGGGAAAATGCCCTACCTATAGCCGGTGGCTTACAAGCTGCTAAGGCGGGATTTGGCCTCACCAATCCTCTCATGCAAGGGATCAGAAATAACCCTGCTAAATTTGCTGCAACAGAGGCCGCTGCCACTACAGGTGCGGCTGCAGGAGTGGCTGCAGTAGAGGCTGGCGGTCTAGGAGATAACCCTTGGGTTATGATGGGAGCAGAATTACTAGGCGGCATTTCTGGAGCCAATGTAGGAGCTATCTCAAAAGCATCACCTTTAGGAATGGCATACAGACAAGGACGTAAGGCATTCGATCAAGTATTTTCTAGCTGGAGTGACACCGGAGCTAGAAAACTAGCAGTAGATCAAATACTAAAAACTGCAGAGCAAACTAGAAAAGGCTTACTAGAAGAGGCCGATTTTGCTGAAAGTAATGGAAATACAACCTCTGCAACCGCACTTAGAGAACAGGCAGAGTTCTACACTCCTGAGCGAATAATATCAGACATAGAGACAGCCGACTCTTTAGGGGGTAATCTTGCGGCAGGAGACTTAACTGGTAACCCGCTGCTAATGGCAATGCAGAAGAGGTTAATGGTTGAAAGCCCTGAGTTTGGTAAAGACGTCATGGAACGGGCCAATCAAGTCTTGTCGGGTCTTCTACAGGCCTCTGATATTATGGCTAGGGCCGGTAATACAGAGATGGCTAAAGCTCTACGAACAAATTTCTATTCTAGTGTGATCGACTCTAAGTTAAAGCTAGAAGAAGATAGAGCAGCAGAAGCTTTAAGAGCCATGAGTAAAACAGACCCTGCAGCGGCTTCCATACTTACGCAAAAAACCATCTTCCAAGCTAAAGATAATATCAGAAGTATGGAGACTGCACTCTGGGATAGAATTAATCAGGAACAGTCTGTATCTGGAGAACAACTTTCTGCAGTAATACAGAAATTAAAAGACGGACTTCCTGAAGGTAGAACAATCGCTGGCGGCGGTCAGCTTGATGACGTTATTGATAATCTGCAAGCAGAGATACGAAAAAACGGAAGTGTTACTGTAGGAAGAATACTTAAGTTTCGCTCTGAGATGTTAGATCAATCCAGATCATCTGCCGCTAATAGTGAATTTAAGAAGGCGGGTTTATTTGATGATCTAGCCGCTGCATCTATTGATCAGCTAAGTACCTTAGACGGGGCGGCTGGTAGTGTTATTGACCAAGCCCGTGGATTCAGTGCAGCCCTTAATAAAAGATTTACACGGTATTTTGTAAAAGATGTACTCTCCACAGAAACTAAGGGTGGCACAAGTATTAGAGATACCGCCGTATTAAGAGAAGGCTTTGGCTCTGGTGGCGCAGGGGCCGATGAAAAATTTAGAGAGCTAAGAGAGGCCGCTGAGTTTACTGACGCCGCTGCGGATAGAGTTGAATTAATCCGTATGGAAGATTCTCTATCTGCTAAGAAGGCCGCTGCAGAGAACGTCGAGGAGCCTGTACCACCTACTACTGACGCAGCCACTACTGATGATGTAATCTATCCTGAGAACACCGCCTACCCTTACCGTGCTACGGCTGCAGCCCAGCGCCCTGTACGAGATGAATTTGGTCAGGTGCAGTTTGATGAGAATGGGGAGATGATTACTGAGCCAGTAGGTGATCCTTCCTTTAGAGAACCCGGATCTGGTAATGATATTTTTCCACC